GTACCGCTTGTATCGCCTGAAATTACTAAACTTGACATATTTATCCTAAAGAATTACCCAGCGTTGTCCACTGGGAATAGTTACTGTTGCGCCGCTTGACACAGTAATTGGGCCTACTGACAAGCCATTTTTATTAGTTGACATAGTATAGTTAGAAGTTACAGTTGTACCATTTTCAGTTATTGTTCCACTAGCTAATCCTGCTTGAGCAGCAGAACTCATTGTTGCCGCAGTAATGCGTAATTGTACTTGGTCTCCACCGGTAAAAGCAGATGCTGTTGTACCTTCTTGAGCACGAACAATTGTTAATGTATCGGTAGACCGAGCAGTACATTTAACAATTTCAATTGGGCTTCCTGTAATACCAATTAAGGTAAGAATAAAGTAATCAGGAGCAGTAGGATTTGGGAATAATGAGCCAGTTCCAGTCAACACTGTTAAAGATGTTGCACTGTTAGTTATACTAGCAGCTAGATTGGTTGTTGCGTTGTTGGTAAAAAGTATAGCCATTATTACCCTAATGTAGTGGTATTTAGTGCAAATCCATTAACAACGCTTGTATTTGTTGTTTTTAGATATTTAATCGGAATTATAGAACATACCGATGTTACACTAACTGATAGTATTCTAAACAAAGATTTAATAAAACTCAAGGTAATTACAGCTATTTCTGTAACTGTTTCGTCTTGAATGTATATTGGTGGTTGGTCTGGGCGAGAGACAGGTACAGACATATCATCTCGTACCCCTTTGACATAGTCTTGGGGTTGTCTAGGCTCCCAACATCCATTAGCGGTACAAACATACAAACCGTCCCATTCCAGCTTTAAGTCTGAAAACTTGAACTTGGAACCACAACGGTCACAGATGCCGTTATATGTACCACTGCGGTAATAGTCAGCGTGGCCCATAATTACTGGATTTGCTCGCTAGGGTCGTAAACAGGTATATCACCGGTACACGTATAAGTATTACTTGCACTAGTCGTAACTGTCATAATAAGGCGGTAAGTATTGTCTGCTACACCACCTGTAACCCTTTGAGTAGCTTTACCCAGGCTTGCCACAGGGCTTCCTGAAAGAATAGCTGAAGGGGCAGGGTCTGTGCCTTGAAGAGTAATAGCAGTACAAGTAGCCGTGCTAATAGTCTCTCCAGTGCCTAAAACAGGGTTAAAGTCAAATGAGAACAGTTCGCTCTCGGTGGTGAGCTTGTAGGAAAATTGGCTCATTTTTGTGTTGTTCCTTGCCGTTTGTTGGCTAATAAACTACGAATTTTAAATAACTTGATTAATCTGTCTTTGGTATCAATTATAAAGGTATAACGCACCACCGCACCAAGTTTTGGGAATAAAGCTGATACCAATGAGACTATAGCAGTCGAAATAACGCTTAAAACAGCGTATAAGGACTTTTGTAGAGTTGTTGTAGAGGTAGATACCAAAATGAAAAGTTTGTTCAATAGGTGGTTTAATGATATGGTTGTAGAGGATGTTACTGACAGTATCTTTGAAAGGATATTGTGAAGTGCAACTGTAGCTGTTTCAGTAACAGCATAACTTAGGGTTTTCCCTAATAACTTTACAATTAAAGATACAGAACTTGACAATGAGGTCAAAGTCTTTGGTATAAACTTTACAATTGTGGAAACCGATGTAGACAAAATGTTTATAGTTTTAGATATTGCTCGACTAATAGTTACATTTGAAACAACTGTGTACGAAATGGCAATTAAATGAAATCCAATCTCAGTCAAGACGACAAGCGTATGGTCTACTACCGTACTCATTATTTTCCCTATAGCCCGTTGTATGGATACAACACTGGTGCTTGTTACTGCCATAAGTTTGATTGGTAGCTTGACTAAAGTGCTTACAGAGGTGCTCAAATAAGTAAGCGTCTTTGTAATGGCTTTTAGGAGATTAGATGTACTACTAGACAAATATGACAGTGTCAAGTAACGAGCCGTATACCTAGATATTGTTGCTGTTGATGTGCTAGTAATGCTAAACAGTCTTTGTAACTGTTTAATAATGGTTGTGGTACTTGTTGATAAATAAGTTAAGGCTTTGGTGTATACAGTACCACCTGAACTTCCAGCAAAAGAAGCAGAAGAAAAGGCTTGTTTACCAAACATTACACAACAACCCAACGACTACCTGTGCTAACTGTAACTGTTACGCCTGTATTAATTGTAACCTTACCTGCAGTCATAGCATTGTAATTAGAAGGCACTGTAAAATTAGAAGATACGGTGGTTGCGTTTAAAAAGAATGGCGCAGTAGAGTTTGCCGTCCATCCACTAGAACTTGTAGTTGATGGTGTTGTCCAAGTAGGAGAAGCAGAAGAACCACCAGATGTTAATACTTGACCTGAAGTACCGTAAGAACTATTAAAACCTACAGCATTAGACGAATTAATCGTCATAGCTTCTACAGTACCACTATTACCATTTGTTAAAAAATGTATTCCGTTTGAACCGTAGGTTCCCAATACTAATTCTGCACCACTACCTGCTTCTAAAAAGAAAGCATTAGCGGTTGATAAAGCGTTGTTAGGAAAACCAGCAGTTGAATAAAGATAGGTACTGCTATTCATTCCTATTTCACCATATACAGTACCTAAATCATTGTATAAAGCGTATGAACTATAAGAAGTGGCCGATGTAGTTTTGTTTTGTAATGCTGTAAATACGTAGGTAGAAGAAGTTCCTACAAAACTAGCAATAATACCTGTATCTGATACACTGTTTAAAGAACCACCTACGTTTAAAGAACCAATGGAACCTGAACCTGATGTATTGTAGGTTACAGCTACGTTTCCATTTGAGTCTTGAATTACAGCTTTTCCTGCAGGATAGTCGCAGAAAACGGTAACTGTCCCCGTAAAGGTCACTGCACTTCCGCTATTGCTTGAAGACAGTATTGTTGTTCTTGTAAGGGTTGGGCCAGTCGTGGAATAAGTTCCAAGACCGACCTCCCAATTTGTTCCGTCATTTGCTGAGTAATAGGTAGTGTTTCCATTACCTACTACCGCAAACGATTGATAGCCCGTTGTAGTTGCAGACAGAGTAAAACTAACGGTTGTATTAGCTGTACCTGTTTGTTGTATTCTGTCATAGACTACGAGAGCCATGTTATTCCTTAGCTAAATTGTACTTTAAAAGTAAACTGGATTGAATCGCCACTGTTTAAAGGAACGCCTGTAAAGTCACCCTTTACAAACAAGTTACCTGAAGTAGAAGCATCAAACAAACCAGCGTTGGTGATGGTCTCAGTAGTACCTGCAGTCTGAGTACCAACAACTTGGAAAGTGTCATTAGTTGTAGAAGTTGTTACTTGTGAAGTGGTACCGGATACTCGTGGTGTTACTTCGGTGAATAAAGTTGTATCTGTTGCTGCGGTTGTACCTGCACCTGTACCCCAAGCCACATACTTTGGCTGAGTAGCTGCACCACCGTTTAGGTAGTTGGTCACAATCGCTTTTCCAGTATTAACTAATAATGTTGCCATGTTAATTCCTTTCTAGGAGCTTTTTGAGCTTCCATACGAAACGTTTAATAGGGTTTTTATGCCAGTAGTCGATAACGCCTAATTCTTCCTTTGTTCCGTCTGCACGAATAATGGTGGCAATTAGTTCTATCTCTTTAGCGTTAACGTTTGCTACTTGCATATTAATCTTTAATAATTTCTAAAACAATTACAAATGATGTATTTAAGGTGGTAGTTGCACCGCCCAAAGTTGTCAAGGTAATTTTTCCATTAGGTGTTGTTGCATTATCAGTAATGCCACCAAATGGGCCAGCTTTAATCTCGCCACGACCAGTACATTCCCACAATAAAGCAGGTGTAGCACCATCCCAATTTAAAGTAGCTTGAATTCCGTCTTGAATATCAAAATTAATACGTTTAATTCTTACTGTTTTAGCTAATGTTCCTTGTGCATCAATTTGACTTAATGTACTTGGGTCAAGAACTGTGTAATTTGTAATATCAGAACCGTTTACCCATCCAGTAATTTTAAGAGTTGCATTGCGGTAACCGTCATTCAGAATCTGAAACGGTAGAATCTGAGTTGCCATAATTAATACCCGCCTTTAGACTTCTTCGCTTTAGTTGATTGAGTTGGGTTTTTAACTTTGTCTTTAGTAGGCTTTTGAACTGGGGCTTTAAGACCCATTCCAATAGACTGACCTTCACGAAGTTTTTTGTTAGGCATAATTTTTTCCTTTAAGTTAGAGAAAAAACCCCCTAGAAACCTTTTGGGAAACTAGGGGGAGTCTACTCACGTGAAGAGTATTAAACTCCAGGAGTACCCCACAAGGCACGTGGGTCACCCCAACCAAACGCATAACGCTCATACGATTTAGCCTTAGCATTCATCGTATCAAAGTCATTGTCTTGGTCGAAAGTAATGGCTTGACGCTCTTGGTGAATCATACCAGTATTCATTGGCACATTGGCACGGATAAACCATGCTTTTGTACTTGTTAAATAATGGTTCATCTTGATACCTTCAGGCAATGCGTTAGTAGCGTGTAATACGTTTACAGCGTTACTTGCAGTACCAGGAGGATTAGCACCAGTGTTGTATGAATACACAGATTTCAAGATACGATTAGCTTCAAACCAGTTGCTTGGGTGAACGATGATGGAACGTGGCATCAAATTGATGCGTAGTCCACGGTCATTCAATGCGAGCATTTGTTGAATAATCAAGTTCTCGATAGCTGCTTCAGACAAGTTAGCCGCAGTGGTTAACAAGTTGCTGAATGTACCACCAGAGGTGTTAGGATGTGAAGCGTTCAAAAGTGATACACCGTCGCCACCAGCATAGCTGTTGGAGAAAGCGTTGTTGTATACGTTAGCAGCAACGTTCTCTTTGGTTTGACGCATAGAGAAAGCGTTAGCAGCAGCACGACGCTTAGAAACAACTTCATAGAGGTTGTCAGCAAGTTCTTCTTGGGTAACGATGTAGCCCAAGCCGTATGCAACGTTGGTTAAACGAGTTACGAAACCTTGAGTCTCAGAGTCGTAAACAACGCCTTGACCTTGTGGTTTTTGTGGAGCAAGACCGAAGCCAGTAGCTTGGACGTACTCTTCGTAGTTTTTGTCAGATGTGGTCGTGTCGAACAAGTCTGTGTATTCGATAGGATGTTCATTGTATGAACGACCCCACCAAGCCTTAATACCAGGCCACAGTGCTTTTGGAAACGAACCAGTTGTAATAATACCAGCCATTTTTTATTCTCCTAATTAAATGCCAGCAGATGGACGTAACAACTCTGCATTGTTGAACAATACAAAGAAACGTACATAAGGCCCCAAGATGTTACCTGGGATTGGTTCAATTCCAATAATCTTCAATGCTGCAGTAGAAGATGTAGTGGTACCTGTTAATACAGTTGCAGACATCTGATTTGAAATAGAAGGAGCAGCTACAGTGTAGGATGCGTTCTTGTTTACGTCAGTTGTTGCAAAAGTAGTGCTGTCGCCTTGGATGCAATAGACTTGGTCTGGGTCATCGTTAACGAGCAGGTAATATGCTTGGGACTTAGAAGCAGGAACGCTAGTGGTCGTCAAATCAAGGTTAGTACCTTGAATAGAAGGGTTGTTAGGGTTAGCAATCAATACGCCAGAAATAACACCACGAGGTGTTTGACCAGAAGCACATTTTGCTACCGCAGGGGTACCGTTGGCATCGCCACCATCAACTGTGTAAACTGTGTCACCGATGTAATACGCAGAGGTATCTGTCGATGGAATGTAGTAAACACGTTGTTGCTGGTTGTTAACGCCACTTGTACCATAAATCACGGCTGAAAAGCCGAATGGTGCGTTTAAATTCGCCATTATGATAAAGCTCCAATTAAATTAAGTTTAGTTCCGCTTAATCGAGATACCAGCGTTGTAACGCCCATCTTGACCAACGGCTCCATTAATATTTCCACTAGCAATCGCATCTTCGACTTGTTTATTTTGAGATTCAATGCTGGCCATATCTTCCTCATGCCATTCATTTTTAATCTTCATCAAGTACGCATAAAGAACATCGCCTTGCTGTGTAGTACCTACCTTTTGTTTGATTCTGTCACTCATGTCGACGTTTGATGGTGATACACCATCTTCTAACTCTGTCTCACCTCTTGTGACAAACTCATATCCGCTATCTAGTGCTGATTCGACGTTTCCATCATCATTCATCCAACACATATGATATCCTGGAATGTCAAACTTTACCGCCAAAGTTAGTCTTGGAACACCAATTGAGTTACGTCTAGGGCGTTGAGCCTGTGAACGAACTGTCTCGGTTCCTCGTTCAGATACCGAACGAACTAATGTTTCAGGACTACTTTGTGTGCTGCTTTCTTTTTTGCTTACTCTTGGCATTATAATACTCCTAACTTATTTTAAGTGATTTTACTATAAATACAATGGTTATTCACCAAAATATTCTTTTAAATATTGGTCTCTGCTTAATAAGCCACTCTTTTCAAACTTTTGGCACGCTGCTTTAGCCTCAGGAGGTAGGTCGTTATAACCTTTTCCGCCTTTTGCACTAGCTTTAGGTGCTGTAGTACCCTCTACAGGAGATGGGCGACCACGGTTTGAATTAGTGAACTTTTCAGGATAAGCCTTTTTAACCCGCTTGGTAACTTCATCAAGAAATGCTTCACCGATAAGGGTTGGCTGTTTACGCTTGATGACTTCTCCAATTAGATTGGCTTCTTCAGTTAATTCTGTGTCTGTACCAAACCATTTGTTATCTTCATTCCACTGTACAAATACTGGGTCAGGTTGATTGGTTGGGCGTGCTACAGGCTCAGGTTTATTGGCTTTTAATTCGTCAATAGCGTCATCAATCTGTAATACTTTGTCGCCATCGCCCGTACTGATAGCTTCCTTCTTTTGTTCACGAAGGTCTGTCATAGCACGTTCATATGCACGCTTTTCGGTATCAGCATGAAACTTCTTGAATTCCATCATTGTGGTCTTCATTTCAGCTACTTCACGCTTTAAGAAGTCGTTGTCCTTACGCAATAGAGCATTAATCTCTTTACCTTTCTTTACAAAAGTATCTGCGTCAACCCATTTGTCTTCTGGGCCGTTATATTGGTCTTGAGGTACCCAACCTTGGCGTTTTGCCTCGGCTAATGTCTCTTCATCAATTTCAGATACTTCTACTTCAGTACCTTCTGTTTGGGCTTCTTGGGATGCTGAACCGTCTAAAGATTCAGGTGCTACTTGGTTTAATTCTTCACTCATTTGCTATCTCCTGATTTGGTAAGACATATATCTAAATCGTTTAAGACTCGGTATTCGATTCCGTCTTCTGATTCGTCTGGGGTGATAAGTTGACCAGCGTAACGTCCAAACTTGACGTAGTCACCGACTTTGCACCAAGGGGATTCTTGGTCGGAATAAGCAGTATTCCCAATTTCGACGACGATTCCACCGTCTTGACCAAGCTGTTCTCGCTTAGTGACTTCTTTGGGAATAATAATGCCGCCTTGAGTAACTTCTTCAATTTTTGTAACCTTTACTAGAACACGATGTCCTGTAGGTTTCCATCCAGATGTATTCATTAGACCCCCGCAATATCTTCATAATCCAAATCTAGGATTTGATTAATAGCGTATACACCACCAAGTGCAAATTGATTATCTGACTCGGTTGTGAACTGTCTGTTAGCCCATGCTTCTTGGGCTTCAACTTTGGCTTTCTTTATATGACTAAAGAACTCCTGAGTTGCTTCCTGCGCTTTCCATTGTTCCCATTCCTGTTGGTGCATTACTTGCCTCTTTCTCTAGGTTAATCTATTGCCCTTTTTCACGTTTTCTAACCAAGGGATAACCCTTAGATTGTTTGGGACGTGAAGACCACAAACTTCCTTTCCTTTTAAAGCATAAAAATGGTCAACATGCCATTGTGAGCCAGTTAATTTTGTTTGTAGTTCTGCCAGCTTGTAAGCATTTGCCATTCTTTCAAAATCAATATCTGTTAGCCATTTAGGAGTTGCTTTAAGTTGTAATGCTCTTCTTTTGGCGTTTCTTGCATTAATTTTTGATTTGTTGCTTTTTCTATATTCTGAATAGTATTCAGGGTTGTTTAATCTTCTTTGTGATTGTTTTTTAGCAATTGCTTCTTTATTTTTATAATAATAAGTTTTTGAATATTCTTTTGAAAGTTTTTTAACTTTATCTTTATTGCTTGCAACCCATTCTTTGTTTGCAAATACAAAATATTCTGAATTTTTTTCCCTATATTGTTTGTTGTATAGTCGAACACAATCCTTACAGGTTTTATCCCGTCTAGCAATTCTTCCAGCATGAAATTCTGTTATGTCTTTAGCCTTGAGGCATTTCCGACACGTTAGTTGCTGAACCACTAGCTTCCCTCTCTAAATTTGTCATCATTTCTATGGACTTCAAAATCCCATCTACGTGCGCTCTCTTGGCACCTATTTGGGCTTCTAACATAGCTATTGCATGACCTGATTTGACTCCATCTGCTTGTTCAAGTTCAAGTACTGCTTTAGCTTGTAGCTCGGTAATCTTGGCTTGTTGTAGCTCTGCTTCTTGCATGAGTTTGGCAATACCAAGTTTAAATCTGAGTTGATGGTTCATTTGACGCTCATCGTTCTTCATCTTCTCAATTTGCATCTTTTCTGATGGGCCTGGCTTGATAGCATTAGGGCCTTTAGGGTCAGGAAGGATTTGGTCGATGGCAGACACTTTGAGTGCGTCTAAATAACGTTTTTGGACTTCATACATATTGAAGCCCCCTGTAGATGTGGCTAACTGTAATACAGCTTGTGCTTGCATTTGACGTTGACTATCTGAAACAACGTTAGGGTCTGCAGCAGGTTTTACTAACTTCATATCCATAGAATAGTCGTCAGGAAATACAAACGATAGTTCGTTGTTGTACTCAAACTCTACTGGCTCGCTTGGCAAATAGAGTTGGTTTAGACGATATAGCTTTTGGAATTCCTCTTTCATGGCTCTCCAAGTACGCTTGTAGATACCATTGAATACTTTCATACCCTGCTCCATAGTATTTCTACTAGTCTCTGCAGGAGTATTTTGACCAGGGCTTACACCGGTCATAATGTCGGTTGCACCAGCAATACGCTCACCATAGTTGATGAGAAGCTGTAAAAGCTGGAACGATACACCATTGGGGTCACGGATGGGTAATGGGAAGATGTTGGCACGCAAATCGTCGCCTGTACTGTCTACACGCTTCCATTCATGTGGTTTGAACGAATAGTCACCACCTTTAATCTTAACGCCTCGACCTAAGAATCCACCACCAGTAACACTCATTGTGCCAGCATCAATCAACTGGTTGACAATCGTATTTACTGAGTCATTAGTTGGCCCAAGCAGTACGCCATAACCAAGGTCATAGAATCCTCCATCTGGGCTAGGTACAAAGCCATACTTTGTAAAGTACTGTTCAGGCTTAATGCGTATAATTTCGCCATTATGGTATTCAATTGAGTCCTCAAAGTATCGAGCAACGATACGGTATATTTTGCTAGTGTCTCTGCGAATGTAAGCGATGTACGGTTCTTTATATCCATCTTCATCAAAGTCATGCCAAAAATGTGTTTCAAAGAATTCAAATGGGGTATCAGGGTCGCCAGTAGGCATCCGAACACCTTGTGCATCTTCTCTAGCATTAGTCAGCATTGACTGTGCTGGAGTGGTAGGAGGTGGTTCGTCGTTTATCTTTAAAAACAATCCACGGACTTGACGCTCGTGAAGGTCATTAGAAGACAAGAGAATGCGGTGTGAGACTCGTGGAGACTCAGGAATAGACTTCGTGTAGTAATTGACTACAAAATCATTAGGAAGTACAAGTTCTGATACGTTGTGACCTTTAACTGGGTCAAAGTAGGATTTCTTGATTGCTGTACCAGAGATAGCTTGGACTAATAAAGTCTTGTCGGTGTTCTCTTCCCAACCCTCATCTTCTTCCATTACTTGATAAGTCATGTGGCGTGAGATGCGGTCTGCACGTTTGTGCATTTCACCATCGTCATCTTTGCCGTAAACTTTACATTTGACTACTTCGTTATTAGAAATTAAGGCAGGGTATGCACGGCTATGGTATTGCATAGCAGCAATAGTAATCAGTGGGAACTTGACGTTTGAAGCACCAGGCCAAGGAAAAGTTTTCTTTTCAACTACTTGAAGGGCTAGTTTATTAGCACGCTCATTACGCTCTTCCCATTCAATACGGGAGTTTAAGTCTAGGTTGATGTCATTCATCATTACCTGACCTAAAGATGACAACTCCTCATCATCCATCATTTCAGCGATATTGGGGGAACGCAGGAGTTCTTCTATTTTCATTGTTTACCTTGTAATCTTTGTAAGAAAATACTACAGTATTGTAGCAGAGTCAATAGCCCGTATAAATAGATTGTCCTTCAAATAAACTGGCACCAAACTCCTGTTCGTACAATTCGTCGTCTAATTCTTCTTTGGTTGGGGCAGAAGTGACCTTATCTAGGGCTAGTCCTACATAGGCTAGTGCGTCTACTTGGTCGTCGTGTTGTCCCCTAGGGAATACTAGCATTTCGTCTATTAAACTAGGGTACCAGTTCTTTTCTTTATCAAAACGTACTCCACCAGCCCTCATTCGTGCTTGGAGAGGCTTGGCACGTTGTTCTTTGTCTACTTTAGGGGTAACTGCGTGTAGATTGATATATTGACCACGTTTGACCATTTCAGCGTTTAAGAACGCATCGAGCGTATGTTTAATCTGCCCTTTCTCAGCGATGAACAGATTAGGAGAGTATTTCTCTTGTACCCAGAACATATTTTCGATAATCTCAAAGCCATCCCATCTGCCACGTCTAATGTCCACGATGTGTAGGAGACCCTCATCATCCATCCCTGCAATTGCAATAACGGTATAGTCGGACTTAGTTTTCTTGGTAATAGCAAAGTCAATAGCAGCGTAATACTCCAAATTATCAGGAGTATCGGCATGAATAAAGTCGTCTTTATGAAAGTAAGCATTTTCTGCGTCAATAGGTTTATTAAGATATTCTTGGCTATATCCATCAGGGTTGCCTTGGTTAATATAGGATTGGCGTATTTCTAATAACTTTTCCTTGGGAAGTTTCTCAGGCCATAGTAACTCAGTAAAGTCTTCATTGTGCGCTGCAAAACGTTCTGAATCCCATAGATTATCTTTTAAAAGGCGTTCTAGGGCAGAATCCATGTGAAGGACAGTCCCAACCATCCGTATCTTGCAATATTCAGAACCGCAAGGGAACAAATCGTTAAATAGCCAATTACGGAATTTCTCTCTACGCTGAGGGTTCATTACCTGCTCTGCCCCTTCTGCGTCATCAATGATAATCAGATTTGGGCGTTTGCCATTCCACTGTAAACCCCGAACCTCTTGTTCTGAACCTTTGGCTATTATACAAAACTGGTATCCGTCTAATAATTCGACTACAACCTCAGTTTCAGTATCTTTAATAAACCGTTTAATCCCAAATTGGGACTTGAGTTCTTCATTGACTAGAAGCTCAGTTTTAATGTTTGCCAGGAATCGGACTACCTGTCCTTCGGTCTTAGAGACTAGAAGAATGAAGTCTCGGTCACGAAATAGGGCTGAGGCTAGGGTTCCTGAGAAGGTTACAGCAGTTGTTTTAGCGGTTCCACGTGGGGCGGCCACAACAACCCTAGAACCATCTGAACAGAACTTATCCCATAGAACACGATGAAACTGTGGAATAGCCTTGACTGCATCCATACGGGGCGCAAGAAATACTCGTACAAACCCTTCAATCAACTGACTATCTAGCTTCATGTCACCTTTTCCTATAGAGAGAGAATACCATAAGTACTATGGGAATACCATAAGTCAGTAAGCATTAACAAAGTCTAAATTTGAAATTTCATAAAATCGTCGGAAGGTGGGTTATAACTATATTAGACTCCATCATTTTCCCCCTCCCCCTACCCTATATGTAAGGGTAAACCCTAAGCCTGGGGCATGGGGGTATCAATTATCTATATAGAGAGAGTAGACAATAGGTATCCGGTATAGGAAATAGTATGTAAGCATTAAGGGAACCCCTGGGGATTGGGGGGAAGCCCTGAGCATGGGGGACAATGGGGGTGACT